GAGAGTATGTTACCATTCGAGCGCGAGATATATGTTGCAATGTTAATTAAGTTTTTAGAAGAAGAAAAAGAAAGACTAGAGAGACAAAGAAAATGAAAAAAGTCATAAGCAAGCAAGAAGCTTTTCGCGCTGATACTCTTAACGACGAAGAGTCAATGAAATCTAGTCAAAAACTAGAAACAACTCTGAAGCAAGGTCTTCTTGATGACAACGGAAATAGCTTAAACTCTAATGTCATCAAACTATTCAAAGAAGTACAAAAGCAAACTTCGGTTATAAAAGAAAAAGCCGCACCAGCTCCAACTATTGGAGCTGAAAAAGCTGAAGCCGTTACTAGTAAATCGCTTGGCATGGATCAGTTTAAGACCATCGAAGAAAGAATGATGGATTTCAAAAAGGGATTCAAAGATTTCTTTTCAGTTAAAGGCTTCTTAAATAAAACGGGAATAGTTGATAAGGATAGCACCGGTATAGTTGGAACTGCTATCAATCGTCGTGCCGCTAAGAAACAATACGCTGAAGATAGAATGAAAGTAGATCCTAACTACTGGAGAATAGCAAAGGGAGATACTGACGAAGAAAAGAAAGCTAATGCAAGAAAAACTTTTGAAAAACAGTTTGATAAACAGCAAGAAATTAAATCACAGCAAAGACAAAACGAAGGTGAAATTTCTCGTCTTGAAAAGGGTGGTTACACCGAAGAACAGATTAAGAGAAGCGGACTTCTAAAAACTCGTGAAGGTCTCGCTGAAAAACTTACAACTGTAGATTCTAGAGTTCGTGACGGAGAAGGTGCAGGCAATACGAAGAAACAACTCGAAGTAGAATCAAAGAAAAAGCAAAAAGATAAAGATACCATTAAAGAAGCTATGGAGTTCTCCGATGAAGGACAACTAGAAGCTCAACGTTCTACAGAACACCAAATTAAATTATTAAGTTTAATTGAAGAGAACACACGTCCTGCTGGAAAAACCGGAAAAAAAGAACAAAGAGAAGCTGGCGAAAGTTCTGGCGGCGGATTGCTTGACACTATTATGGGATTCCTTGGTAAAGGATTCATGAAAGCGATAAAGTTTTTATTTAGTCCTAAGAATCTACTAAAAGCTTTCACTAAAGTCCTAGCACCAGTACTTATAATAGGTTCACTAGTGAATGGAATCATGGATGGTTTCAATAAGTTCATGGAAACTGGTGACATTGGAGAAGCTCTTATTGCCGGATTGGGTGGAGTACTTTCATTCCTAACATTTGGTTTATTCGATGCTGACACAATACGTAATGTAGTAAGTGCAGTGACCGGATTTGTCAATGACTACATCATAGAACCTATTAAGAAATTCGTAGGATTTATTGGCGAAGCATTCAATACGTATATCACACAACCGATAATGGAAGCATTCGATTACATCGGTAGTCTATTCACTGAATACATCGTAGAACCTATAAAGAAATTCTTTGCGCCAATTGCGAACTTCTTTAAGAAAATAAAAGATCAAGTATTCGGATTCTTAGAAGACTTTGGTATACCCGAGATAGGATTTACTATTCCAGTGATAGGAAAGAAGGTATCAATAGGTCCATTCTATCCATTTAGACCAGACACAGATACTGCAAGAGTTGCTTCTGATACGAGCGTAACTAGCAGCGCTAGCACTTCTGGAGGCACTAGTGAAACTATGCGTCAATCTATACAGAGTACTGATGCCGGTAGTTCTAGAGTACTCTTGAATACTGAAAGAAGTTCAACTGATGCAAGTGGACGCTCTACTACTCAACTATCAGATGCTTACGCTGAATTTAATGTTAAAACTGGAAAGGCTACATACGCGCCTGGAAGTGGCGGCGAAACTATGGACATCTCGGCTTCTACATTTAGAAAAGTAAAAGCTGCCGCAAAGGAAGGTGCTGATACTGCTAAATTAGATGAGATAGTAAAAGAAGACAATGCATATGAAAAACTAAGCTTCTGGGATAAACGTAAAGTAGACGTTGGATACGCTAAGGCGTCTGATCTTTTATCTGCACAACAATCTATGAGTCAGTCAGATGCAGTATATAAGAAGTCTTCAGAGAATGCTGCTGCTGCAAGTGCTCCACCTGCATCTGCTCCTCCAGTTGTCGTTAATGCACCAACCAACGTAAGCAATAACAGACAAAATATATCACTACCTCAAGCTGTGCGTAATCCAGATAGTGGATTTAACAAATACGCTGGTTCTCGAGCAGTAATGCTATAAACAAAAAGGGAGGCCGAAGCCTCCCTGTATCTATCCACTCTTACGTGGAGTATCACTCTTCCATTGCAATCTTCTTGAAGTAGCTCATTGCCTCTTCATCAGTACTCGTATTCGATGCTACGATTTTAACTGCAGGCTTCTTTACTTCACGAACTGGAGGAGTATATTCATCCTCATCTTCGCTTAGTGAAGCTGCTGTAGGTACAGGGTTTCCATCAGTATTCAATACCGATGCAAGTTTGCGGGAAAGTTCTTCGTAAGATTTGAAGTTCTTGCGATCTAAGAAGTCCTTCAGAAGGAATTGCTTCTTAGAGATACCCATGATTTCTTCGTCATCTCCAATTGCAGAAGGCTCCATGAAAACAGACTGATCATAGTTTGGATAACCATCAACCTTACGCATACGAAGTTTGAAGTCTGCGCCTTCCCAATAATCAAACACGTTTACAGGTGTTTCATCTTCAAAAGTAGGCTTAGCTTTATCCATGATCTTGTCAAAGATTTTCTTTCCGAACTTAAACAACATTACTCGTCCTTCGTTCTCTGGATGCTTGGGATCAGAGATAACGAGAACGTTAGCAACATAAGTTAGGCGACGCTTTTGCTTGCGTGCAATTTCCTTATCAGCATCTGAGCCAGAATTCCATAGGCGACTATTAAGTTCACCAACAGGATCATTCTCACCTAGAGTTGTAAGAGAGTTTTCGATGTACCATTTCCCAGTCGGACCTTGAAAGCCGTGATTGAAGATACGAACCCAAGGGAGTTCATCACCTTCTGTGCGAGGGAGGAATCGAATAGTTGCCGTACCATTACCTGCTTTGTCAGCTTCTAGCTTCCAAAAGCGATCGTCTTGGTAGGATTTAGAATCGCTTTGAGGATTAGCGATCTTGTCGAACTCCGATGCAATTTTACCGAAGTCCATCTTAGCGTTTTTGCGAAGTGTGTTAATATCCATCTTTATTTCCTTTACGTTGTATTTGCGATATATTTGCGTTGTATTCATAATCTAAATCATCATCAGAATCATACTCATCGTAATCTTCCTCTGACCATTTATTTATAACGCGCATGCCTTCACCTGGTGGATTTTTAGCATGTTTACTTTTATGGCCTCTGCGGCTACGTTCTTCATCGTCATCGCGATGCTTGTAGATTGTGCGTCCCATTTTATAACTCTGAAAATTCTTCCTTAAAGTTGTGATAGATCGATTGTATCTTATTGGAATCGTACTTTACAAACTTTTTTATCTTATTTAAGATCCGAAGTTCACAATCCCAATATCTTCCAATAGATCTCCAATTAGGTAAAAAGTTTTCAAACTGGTCCAATAAGACTACAGTCTCCAAGTGTACGTGACCGCCAACATACAGTTTAAGCAATTCAGGTACATTATTATCTATAAGAAATAGACTTTCATACCTTAGCTTAGACTGTTCCAAATGTCGACCTATTTCGTTTAGCTGTTGCTTAAATAGGTGACTTCTAGATTCTTTACGAGATATCCAAGTATCATAATACTGATCTGATTCTGAGGAGTATATAACCCCAGTGTTACCGTATGCAAAATTAGCAACAAAGTATTCGATCAGTTGTCTCGGTTCGTTAAACTTACGTCCTATCTTTTCAAATAGGAATCTATCATTTCTTTTTTCAAATGTTTGTCTAGACCCTGACACTCTACCATCTGCTTCAAACACATCATATCTATCAGTAGTAAAGTGTAGCTTTATAGCCATAAACAATTTGTATGTGCGAAAAGCATCAATCATTTAGATTCTTTACATACTTAATTATGTTAGTATACCATTGCACCGCGTCATCTTCATAATCAAAGTGGGGGCTTAGGTGTTTTCCATCCTCCTCGTCTATGTAATAATAGACTTGGTTGACATCATCGCATATTAGTTTCATTTTCTTA